TTCTGGTTTAAATGCCATATTTTTAACTCCGTGTAGTAATATTTATGAAGGGAGGACTAGCCTCCCTCCCATTAGAATTTACCTACGATTTCCTCGAATGCAACTCCAGTCTTTACTGCAATGAAGTTCAATTGGATGAAATTGATAGAACGAGCTGGCTTGATGTAGATATCACCAATGAATTCGTTTCTATCGATAACTTCAGGAGTGTTGTTTGTGCTGTCACAAACAACGCGGAATTCGTAAATACCACGGCGTCCCTGAACATCTCGTAAGAATGGCTCAACTAAGTTACGGAATTGAACTCTGGTGAATTCGTCGTTGAACTCGAACAAGGTGAATTGTGATGCCTTTGCAATGGACTTCTCCAAAACAATAAACAATCTACGAACGTTGATTCTATCGAATGCAGATGGACGGGAAAGACCAGTCTTATCTCCATATAGAATTGTTCCTTGTCCTGGGAACGAAACAATTGGATTCAAACCATTCTTGTAAAGAACATCTCGGTGAGCTTTGGATGGTTGCCAAGCTACCTTGATAACGTTCTTCAATTGTCCACGGTTAAATCCTGCTGGTGAGTACCAAGGATCACGCTCTGTATCGGTGCGAACACACAATCCAGCTACGTCTCCGTTACATGGAACCCAACGGTTAAGATCGTTGTACTTATCGTACTGCAATTTCCAGTTAGAATCCATTACGTAATAAGAAGATGAGCGGTTGATGGTTGTATTTTTGAAGGTAACTGCGTCGGTTGACTCGTCACCAATGTTATTAACAACATCAGACTTTAATGGAGATAAGAACGCAACACAATCCTTACGGACTTCAACAATGTTGTCGATGATGTGTTGGTAGATAGCGGTTGTATCCGATGCTTGAGTATGAGCGGAGCCCAAAACCAATGAGATATCAACTTCATCACCGTTTGCGAATAAGTCTAATGCATCGATAATTTCCGAAGAAGTTACTGAATCATTATCCGAAACACCCAAAGCCAAGCTCTTGGTATAATCGTCGCTCAATACGGAAGCTGTTGCTGAACCAGTTACAACACCCCAATCGGTTGTTCCAAATGGGTGATCTGTCCAACGAAGGTACTGAGAAACATCATTAACCACATTTGCGTAGTATTTTGAAGTTCCATCAGCTTCTTTTGCATCGGAATACTTGCTTGCATAAGCGTACTTTTCAAGAACGGTTCCTGCTGTTCCAGTGAATAATCCATCTTCATCGATAACGATGATGTGAACTTCTCCAACTGCTGGTGGATAATCGAAATCTTCTTCGTAATCCCAGCCGGTAAATACTGCGGAATCAGCCATGGATACTTTTAAGGAATTTCCTCTTTCTCCAAGATACTTAGCTGCGAATACACCAACGTTTGCTTGTCCACTTGCGTAGGAATTTTCATAAACAATATCGTTTGCGATTGCAATTCCGGCAACTAATGTTGCAGTTCCTGTTGCAGCACCCGAACCAAATACAACTGTTGGTGCTGATGTGTAACCAGTACCTTGGTTTGTAAGAGTTAATGAAAGGACTCTAAGGTTAGCTGTAACAGCCGCACCAGAACCATCTCCTGAAATTGTTACAGTTGGAGCAGAAGTATATCCAGATCCACGAGTAACTAATGTGATAGAACCTACACCGTCACCAGAAAGAACAACTGTTCCTGTTGCTTGAACGGTTGCTCCACCACCGGAGAATGCTACGGTTGCTGCTGTGTATCCAGTTCCTGCTGTTCCAACGATTGTTGCTGAAACTTCCATAACTGCTGTTGCGGCTGCGCCAGTTCCAGCGCCACCAGTAAAGGTGATTGCAGGAGGAGTTGCGTATGCGGATCCCTGACCAGTTACAGCCAATGAAGCAATGCTACCTGCACCGGATACTGCGTTTCGTGCCGACGCTACGGCTGCTCTGGAGACAAGTAAACTATCTCCGTACGATAAGAAATTAAAACCGGTGAAAAAGTCTAGATAGGTATCATTATCAGGCTTACCAAATCTTTTTTCCAAATTAATAGCGTTATCGATTAATACTCTTTCGCCAGTTGGTCCCCACTGGAAGACACCGGCTAAAGCTCCGGTAGTAGTTCCAAATGCAGGGACAATAGTGGTTGTATCGATTTCACTTACGTTTACACCTGGACTTAGCTGAAATCCCATTTTTGTGTCTCCTTATATTACGCTGACCATATAATTGTAATATCTGACTAATATTTATCAAATACCAGATTTAGCCCACCAGTTCCCAAACTGTACCATCTCCAGACACAAATCGATTAGTTTCTTCATATTCCCCGAATAAGAATCCAAATCGAGTGAAATCCGAATCGTTTTTCTCTTTATTTGCTTCCATTACGTGCTTATGAATGTCGGTTTCAGAACCTTCTCTGAAATATTTTTGTGCGACTAACCATGCGAAAAGAATCAAAGTCATAACCATATCGTCATGAGCACCTTCTTCTGCATTGTAAGTGACACCATCAGTAACGAAGGTAGAAAGTTCGGTAATACAGTCCAAATCTTCGATGAATAATTGATCCGATTCTACCAATGATTTAAGGTTCAAACATCCAATCTTCTTGGTCAACTTCGAAGCCTTCAAACCTTTTTGAGGATTTTTAATGAATCCGGAAGTCACTTTCTGTCCCGATTTACCCATGTTGGTTACATTGATGATATTTTCATATTCCAAAGAATGGAACAATAGATCAACCACCTGTTGTCCTGTAGATTGAATTTCTACCAAAATATGGGCGTCGTTATAGTTTTTCGCCAAGGTATATACTAATTCAGGAAGTTCCAACACTGGTAAACTTTTATTTCTAAATTTACACACCATTTTATATGGAACTGTCGTTACATCGAAGATAGCCAGAGCATGATAATCCATACCCTTACCTTCTGCTGTATCCAATGTAATAACGTATTTGTGCTTAGGTTCGGGTCTAACGTAAACTTCTACACCGTTATCAAGACGTTCTGGGGTTCTCCAAACCATCTGACGCAATTTCATTGGAGAAATCAAAGTTCCTGTAGATCCAATAAAGGAACAATCGAATTCCTGTTCAAACTGTTCTTCCGAAGTGTTGGCAATAGTTTCTGCTTTCCACTCTTCGTCTCTACCTGGAACTGCTGTCCAATGGGCCTCGAAGGTCTTATAATTGGATCTCTTTTCTTCAGCTTCTCTCCAAAGTTTGTAGAATAAGTTCATACCCTTTGGAGTAGAAACGATTAACAATTTGGTAGTAGGCTGCGATGAAATAACCGGATAAACTGAGGTGTAGAATTCTTCAGCAAGGTTGTTGTGAATGTGAGCAAATTCGTCCAAGAATACGATGTCGTAGGACTGTCCTCTGATAGCGGATGCTGAGGTAGCCGCAGACTTGATCTTAGAACCGTTTTCAATTTCGATAGAACCTTTGTTCCATGTCTTGATACCTTGTTGAAGCCAGATAGGAAGGTATTCATACGCTTCTTTAATTTTAGCCATCAATTCAATAGCGGTATCTCTTTTGTTCGCAAGAATAGCGATATTGGAGTATTCATTGAAAAGAATACACCATAGGAAGTACGCCACAATTGTGGTTGACTTTCCCGACTGACGGGCCATTTTACCTATTACGAATCGGTTCTCATTAACAAGGGTAACCAATTTCTCTTGGAAATCATATAGTTCGAAAGGAACCATACCTTTACCCAACTGAATAACCTTAACGTAGGTTTTGATGAAATAGATAGGATCTTCGGAGCATTTGACGATTTCATCAATCTCCGCCTTTGTATAGTTGTGGACTCTACCTACTTCTCTTAAATTTGAATTTCCTAAATATCCTATCTTGGCCATTATTTCACTACTTCAACCGCACCTTCTATAGTGGCATTCTTTGCCCCTTTAATATGCTTTAGAAGTTCCTTTGCATCTCCAACGAAAATTGTATTGTTAGTTGTAACAGACTTTGGACCAGAGGTATCTCCAGCATTTTTATCTTGCTCAATCTTGGCTTCGATTCGGTTAATTTCAGCTTCCTCTCTACGGAGCTTCATTAACTTTTCTGCTGTATTTCCAATCTTATCAATCATATCAGCCAATACTTCATAGTTTCTTGCCTCTTCCGAGTCAATTGCTAATGAGTATAGGTTATCAATTGCGTCTGTACCAGTTTGTAGTACCTTCTCGATGGCAGTTCTACTGGTTTTTAAATCACCCTGTCTCTCTTTAATGTTCTGCTCATTATATGCATCAGGATGAAGTTTCTTTGGAAGTTTTGGTGTTGTGACAGACTTAACTTGTGATGGTACAACAGACTTCACTTGTGGAGTCACACTTGTTGTAGTATCCCAAGGTGGTTCTTCTTCCGATGTAGGTACGACTCCAAAAGTTGCATTTAAGGAGTCGGCAATATTTTTATTCATGGTTACGCTACTTTGATTCCTATTTGAGCGGCATCAATACCAGAGTTGGTCCACGCTACGGTTGTGTTTGGATCAACCAAATAGGTATCTGTATAATATATATACGAGGTTGTTAACGTATTGGAGCTTCCATCATAGTTTACAGAACTTTGACGAATGGAATTCTTTAACGTTGCCGGATCCGCGGTTGTTTTCTTTGCTAAGGAAATAACTGAAAATGCGTGTATAGTGCCTTCTGCTGAGAAGGTTGGACAATTGTAGAAGTCGTAATTACCTGATGCTGTGGTTTCTACATAGGTACTATCAACATCGTGAGGTATATCATCGACGGCTGCATAATTTAAACCAGAAAGTGGAGTCCAAGAAGTTGTGCTTCCTGCTGCATTTGGTGCCAATCCAACAATTCTGATTTCTCCCAAGAAATCATTCAATGATCCACCACTGGTATCTAATAGGTATAGATTATCTAATCCCATTTCTCTACCAGAATAGTTACCAGGAGCTGCCAAAAATTGCATAGAATCTACCGTTGCATTTCCAGTTTCTTGGGTATCTTGACTGGTTAAATTCAACACGGATACCTCATCAATTTTAACCTGTACAGTTCCGGTAGAATTGTTAATGGTAAATTTTGTTTCTATAAAGTGCCATCTTCCTAAAGAGATCGGAGCAGAAGATGTACCTAATAGGGTGGTATTTCTATAAACTTCTATGTAATAAGAGGTATTAACTACGAATTTTAATTGTGTGGAACCGGCATCTCTAAATGAAAGAAATGGATGAGCTTGGTCATTTCCTCTAAGACGAAAATGAAATCCAGACACAAAGGAGCTTCCAGCGGTGAAACTTCTGGTGAGTGTTACTGCATTTTGGATAAGATAAATGTATTTTCCGCTATCAAATACAGGTGTACCCATAAAGGCGTAACTGCTTGAGGTATTGATTGAACTAGGATCGCTAAGTGTCCAATCTGAATGTATTGGTGTATTACCTATATTTCCCCAGTAATCAAATCCATCTTTGAATTTTAATGACATTTATATCCTCTTAGATCATCATAGGATTATTTAGTACAAGACCATTTGATCTGGTAGATGAGGCTACCATAATTTGCGTAGCCCAAACTTCAACCCTACTATCTGGTTTGAACATAACTTCTCCAATTACCTGAGTAACTCTTATAGGAGAAGCGGCTGCGGCAACCGATACATTTATAAACCAAGCACGTCCGTCATTCCAATCTTCGGCAATAATACCATATGCTGTTGTTCCTAACATGTTGGCGGTTAATGGACTTCCATATTCTGCCGCACCACCAGGAGTTATTGTTGTGAAGTTTGACCATGTTCCTTCAGATAATTCACTGGTGTAGATGTTAGTAATGTTACTATAATCGCTCCAAACGGCATAAGTCTTATTACCATAAGATGTTAATCCATATAATTGTTTGCTTGCCGCCGATGTTTCATTAGTCGCTGTCCATGTAGAAGATCCGATAGCACATGTAGCCACACCTGTACCGGTTCCTGATGTAGTATAACCGATTGCTATACTTTCTACTCCACCGACAGTAACAAAAGTTGGTTTTGTTGAAGCATAATATAATGTTCCACCACCAGTAACATCAAATACCGTTCCATTTACCGTACTTTCGGTACTATAAGTTCCCCCTGGAGCACCAGTTGTTTCTGAATAGAAAATATGTCTGGTATCGGTAGAATCGTATACTACATAACCATAACTTACATTAGTCTGTTCAAAATCAGTTAAATTAACCGGAGAACCCCAAGTTCCCGATGAGGAAATTGTAACATATGATATTTGGCGTGTATTTTTGAATGTTGGAACGGTTGTATTATTCCAAGACCAATCGCTGTAAACTACTGTTCCGGCTCCACTTGAGTCAAATGCAATATCGGTTAAATGTGAGAAATCTACGATGCTAGGACCACCAGTCCAGTCACTCAACCAAGTGTCTGTGGATAAATCGAATCTAGCAACACAAATGGTTCCGCTTCCAATTGTATGGGGAATGACGTGGTTATAGTAGGAAATATAAAGGACAGAACCATGTACAGTTCCTTGTCCTGCAATTGCATACCTATTATCCTCTC